ATGAAACGTCGACTCTCAGAAAAAACCGAGAGCCATTTACTGGGGTTTATTTAGTTTTAAATGCGAAGTATCGGAGCCAATTGACTAAGGTTCGCCACTCTCCGACGATGAAGCCGATGTAATTGAAGCCACGTCTGTGCCGGGCACGATACATTATGCGAACCATCTTGGGTTTCTCCACTCTGTTCTTATCAGGGTCTTGTCTTGCTTACGGCCGTTGCAGCTTCTGCACATAGATTGCAGGTTATCTATCGAGTGATCTGGTAAGCCACCAGTATTGGCTGGTGCGTTGATGTGGTCAATAGTCCAATCGTTGCCCTCTAACTCTTTGTGGCAGGTAACACATCGGGGTTCCAGTATGGTCTTGGCATACGCTCGGGCTTCACGCCATGCTTTAGTGTCGTGCCAATCAGCCATTATGCTCACCGTTCTTTAGTGTGTCGGCTAACTCGAACAGGGTCTTCCGTAGGTTGATGGCCGCCGGTCTTTCCCATTCGATTGCAAGCTGTGAAACATAGGCAACAATGCTCTCTCTTTCAACTGTTGCAGCGTTCTCTTCGAAGTCAGCCAGCAAGGCCCGAGTTAGGACTAAATAGTCTGGGTTGTTGCATCTACAGTTCATCGGGTTCCTTTGGTGGGTCTTCGTCTAGGTTGTGTTGGTTGCATGACTTGCAAGTGCAGTATGGGTCGTTGACTAAATTGCAGTGGTCTTTGGCTGCACAGGCGTAATCGCATTCGCTGGAACAGACATCATAGATGGGGTCGGCCGCGAGCCTATCGGCTCGCTCATTGCATTCGACACACATCCCAGCCCAAGGGAATGAACACCGGCAACTCATCGGCGTTCGCACCGGTAACAATCGCAACCAGGTTCACTATCGAAGTCTAGGTCGTTGAAGTCTCGGGGCAGAATGAAGTAGCTGATGATTAGCCCAATGGCGTATAAGCCACCGATGATAGACATGGTGAGCAATAGCCAGGCAACTAGATCACGCATTCCCACACCAATCCAATACTGATACCAGAATGTCGCTTGGGTTTTCTTTGTTCTCGACACCCTTAGTGATGATGTTTATTACATCCTTGCGGGCTTTGACACCCTCGATGTTGACGACTTGCTGAATGGCGTTCACCATTTCGTTTAGTTGCTGCTCTTCGATACTCATGTTGTTTCTCTTTCTATGATTTGGCATTCGGTGATTGGTATTTCTAGGAACATTTCGTTTTCGCTTACCGATGTGTTCTTGATTACTCGTTTGGCTTCAGCCAAAGCACTCGGTGGAACGATTAGGTAATGTGTCCAGGCACTGTTCATGGTTACGTGCATGTGGTGTTCGTTGTTGTATTTTGCTTTGCGAGCTGAGATGTGGATTGTGTTGTATTTGAATGGCCCGGTTTCCCAGTTGTGTTTCACTTCCACTTCGATAGTCCATTTGGCTCCTGTGCGGCCACTGGTGGCAATTAGGTCTGCACCATAGTCGTCAGGGTTTACATGAACATCTAACCAGCCGGTGCGTTCGAAGTCGTAGATGACGATGTGTTTGGCTAGGTCGTTGGTGGTGTAGCGGTGTTGGTCGAACATTGGGTGGTTCTCGTTCATGATTTGCCTTCCAATCGGTCTTTGGTTATGTCCATCGGGCCTTGCTCGGTGTAGATCACATACCAGTTATCGCCAAGCATGGAATGACGTAGCACACCTAACTCGATTAGTTGTTTGACTAGGCGTGAGCGTTCAGCAATTACACCGGTGTTGAATGCGATTGAAGACAAGCTGCTGGGTTCGTTCATGCGACTTCCTTTGCTGGGTAGTTGGTCATTCGTTGCACTTCGGTTAGTTCAAGTAATGCGATTGTCCACGCTTGTTTGATGAAGTCGTTGTTGCTGTTGGCAATTCGGAGTTTCAAGTCGTCTATCTGGGTTTGCACAACAAAGTTGAGACGACGGCGTTCTTCCATAATCGCCTGGTGTTTGATTTGGCCGTTGCTATTCATGTGGGTGGTCCTTTCGTATTGTGCCGTCGGCTAACCAGAATGTTGCGGCGGTTACTTGGCCGTAGATTAGGTTGTCGACTCGGGACCGGGTTAGTCCAGTTAGTTGCATTAGCAGGTCGTAGCAGGCGTTGCGTTCTCTGAGTTGAGCGAACCAACGATCGCTGTGCACTGTTTCCTTGCGGAGTTTGTTGTGCCATTCAAGCCATGCCAGGCGATAGTTCTCAACCTGTTCGAGCTTCTCTTTTGATAGTTTCTTGATAGCCATTACTTGGACCTTGGCTTCTGCTCAAATACAACTTCATAACCACGGTATTCAGCAACTGCTCGAATTTGCTGTCTAAGCCATGAAATGCTGACTCCAGCAGTTCTTGCCCTTTCGACTTGCATTTCGTAAGTCCAGTATTGTCCGTTCGGGCCCATTAGTTTTGCCATGCTTTCGGGATAAGCAGCACAATCATGGCTGGGAGTATCATGGCTACGCCGATTGGTAGGTCGACGATTAGCCAGGCGATGACGTATAGGGCGGTTAGTGCTTTTATCATTGGTTTCCTTTGTTAGCGGTTTGTTGTTGCTGTATTAGTTTGTGGCCTGTTTTGTTGTGAACCTAGCATTTAGACACGCTTGTTATCGAATTGTTACCAAGACAGGAAAATGGTTACGCCGGGTCGTCGGTGGTCTGAGTAGCGTTTGGCGGCGTGGAGATCTGTTACCTGGCTGTCGTCTTTGATGAGCTGCACATAACGTGGCAGGGAGATTGCGTCGAGTGTGGCCCGGCAGAGTTTGTCTAAGTCTGGTTTTACTGTCGGACGGGCTCTAACGCCCCTAGAAACGCTTTTAGGTCTTTCTAAGGTAAATACCAAGTCAACTCGTATTGAGCCCTCTATGAGCCGCTCAAGGGTCTGTAAGCCTATTTGGTCAGCGATGGTTTGTCGCCATGCGTTGAGTTTTGGGTTGGCTGAGATGATGCGTCCATTCCCGACGTGACGAAAGGAACCCTGCGGAACAGGATTCCCTTCGACGGTCAGTTGCATGTAAGGCATTAGAACGGTTGGTCGTCCATAATGGTTTGCTGGAGTGGTGTGCCGTATTTACGAACATCGTCCATGTCGATACCAGTGGTGTCTGAACCGGTCTTAATGTCTACTCGGATAACTTCAACATCGTTCACGTTCAAATCGTGAGCTGTAACTGTGTTTCCTTTTGAATCAACATAGGTGCGTAGTGTGCCGTCAATGTTCGTTGATGGTCGAACACTGAGTGTGCCTGTTACTTCAACAAACGTCCCTTCCGTCCATTCACCTGGAACATTCATCCACAGCTTGTAAGCCTGTTTGATGTCTTTCTGTAACTTCTCGTTGTAAGACTTGTCCCAAAGAGTAACTACTGATGTGGATCCTGTTTTGGATACCTGGAGAGTGCCGGCCACTGTAATCTTTGCTGCCATAATTTGTGTTTCCTTTTCTTGTAATTTCCCTATTAAGTATTTCTTAACAGTTCATTTATAGTTCCTTTATAGTTTATAGGACACCTATGTCCGCACCTTTGGTCATGGATGTCCGCACTATGTGCCGTAGATGTCCGCACTTGATACCATAAATGTCCGCACCGACCGACGATGATTTAGAGATCCATCGCAAGTATCCGGACACAAATTAGCCAGGTAATAAACATTGGTTTGTGCAGCTGAACCTTTAGCCCAAGCACCATGAACAGAAACTTCTAACTCGCCTAAGTTGACTAAGTTATCGATGGCCCGGCGGACTTGACGAACCGAGATGTTAGCGTATTCAGCGAGAGTGCCCTGCGACGGCCAGCAACCATTCAAGCCATCTTTACCCATGTGGTAAGCAATACCCATCAAAACAAGTTTGGTTGAGCCAGTAGCCTGCGAATGATGCAGAACGGCGGTCATTTCAACAGTAGACATAGTAAGATTCCCCTTAGACGGCTTCTGTTGCGGTGGCCGAGCCGTTAGGCTGCCCCACTATCGTTTCTTCCTTTCCGATGGTGGGGTTCTTCATTCTCTGAGCCAACTGCCCACCAAGGGTTCGGATTTGAGTAACGATTACAGGATCAACAGACGATTCTTTAGATTCGGTAAAGAGCTCACGCAATTCATCTAAGTCTTCTTTTTCAAATGCGGTCTGAGCCTGTGCCAGGAGAACCCGACCACGCTTAGACATTTCCGCACTCGAAGCACGTTTCTTAGATGGTGAGAGTTCGCCACCAAGTAACGACAATGCTCGACCAGTAGCAGACGTGGCACAGTTTTCAACAGCCGATGTGGCGTTGATACCGGTCTTAGTGATTGGTTCCTGAGCGAAGTCTGTTACGTCGGGTAGTTGCTGGTTGGAGTTTTTCCAAACCGAGCATTTGATTATGACTTCAGTTTCGTTGGTAAGAACAATGTCGTTGAAGATACGGCCATCTGGGTAAAGTCTCCAGAAGATTTCGATTCGTTCTTGAACGGTTTGGTAATCGGCTAAATTGAATGCCATTATGTTTCCTTTGCGATTGCGGTGGAAATGAAGAAACCAGACACCGATGGGGGTAGGTGTCCGGCTTCCCCATCTAACAAGCGGAGGGACTTGTTAGTAGGCAGTGTAGCAAACTATTTTGACATTATGCCAATTATTTCTTTTTCTCCGTGTCGGCTTTCACTTTTTGGATACCAGTGTTGATTGCCTCATCGAATGCTTCATCCGATACGCCACCCTTACCGGCATACTCAAACAAGATAGCGACAGCGATCACCATGATGGCTCCAGTTGCACCGATAAGAGCTGCATCGAATGGCGACATGCCACCAACAGAACCTGCGGCAATAAATACGATGCCCGAGCCAACGGCGAACGCCAATACTCTTAGGGCACGTTTGATGTGTTTTTTCATAGTCCAAGTCTCTTCCAGGTTGATTCGTTTACGACACCATCGACGACAATGCCTTTTTTAGTTTGGTAAGCCTTTACTGCTTTTTCGGTTATCGGGCCGAAGTCGCCGTCAGCTGTAACTTTGAGAGCGGTCTGCAACTTCTTCACATTAGAACCCTTAGAACCCCTGCTGAGCGGTTGAAAGGCTTTAGGTGGCACAATCACACTCTGGACAGGTGTCGGGGCTTCTACGGGGCTTACAGGGCTTTCTGGGGCTTCGTATTGTTCTGGAGCCAACGGCATTTCAGTAAAAGGTGTTTCAACTTCGGTAGCCGGTGCAACAACTGATTCTTTGGCCAGAGGTTCAGCAAACTTGAACGGAGTTCCCCATCCAAGAATCACACCTTTACCGGTCATCAACTTAGTTACTTGCTTCGTTTTGCCCTGATTAGCACCAAAAGCAATCCATAAACCATTCTTGGCAACCGAGTGAAACATTGCAACGTGATCGCAACCGCCATCGCCGTTCCAGTCATAAATCACAGCATCGCCTGGTTGTGGCTTACCCTTACGCCAAGTGCCATTCTTTTTCATCAGGCCCACAAGCTCGGAAACCCAAATGTATTTAGTCATCTTGGAATTAGCAACATAGGAATAACCTGCAGCACAATCCCCAAGTTTCGGGTTCTTCTTTAGCCACGGCAGTTCTTTTCTGGCTTTGCCAACCATTGAACGCATGGTGGCTAGGGCTTCTTTACGAGTTGGCATTTATGCTCCTACTGATTTGATGATGATTGCGACGATAACTGAAGACACACCTGCACTTAGTAACCCGGTTAGCCAGGCACTTGACCATCGGGCTTTTTCAAGCTCACGAATGCGAGTTTCATGGTCAGCCACCGATGTAATACCGGCTTTGATGTCTGCTACGTCTTGAACAAGTTGAAGAAGTAGAGCGGTTTGGCTACTCGGTCTCTTCGGCTGATCCATCGGTAACTTCTTTAGTTGTGGTTTCCATCATTGAACCGCATTCGGCACACTGGGTGTCGATGGTGCTACTGATAAACACGGACGGCTTGTCCAAGTATGAGCAGTTGGTTGTTTTGCAGATTGCTGTAATTTCTAACATTTGTTATCTTCCCTCGGTGGTTGTTGATGTCGCTTGAACAGCAAGCCATCGAATGGCTAGTGGCCCTGTGGTTGGCCCTGCTCGGAATGCGTAAACGGTCATGTTGGTGGTAGATGTAACGTCGAAGTGTGCAACGGCTGGAAGTGTGGTGTTGGTGTGTTCGGCTGCCAGCATGACGTATGGCTGTTGGGTGAACCCGGTCAGGTTGGTTACGTTCACTGAGCCATAAGACCAGGTTGCGTTAGAAGTAAGTGTTACGCTGCTCGAACCGACCTGAGCGTTGTAAAAAATTCCGTCCATAATGTTGGTGTTGAGTTGTGCAGCTGTAAGTGTGTTGCCTGCTGTAAATGCGAATCTGCCCGACATTTATAAGCCTTTCCATAGTTGATACGTTGTTTGCCAGTCGTCTGGCGTGATTGTGTGGCTGGTGCCAACGATCGTGTGGTAGTAAGTTCCCCCAGTGAATGCTGGTGTTGTTTTGACTTCTTCAGCGTTAAAGTAAAAGTTCACAGGATAAAAATACTCTGAACCACCGCCAGCAGGGTTATCAAAAACGATTTCTTGGTAACTTCTTGCTGTTCTTACAGTAACTTCTGTTGGCTGAATCTTCTGGGTATACTCGGAGATTTTGTCGGCTATGGTTTCTAAAGCCAACGTTGGAACATCTAAAGTCGCTGTGTAAATTGTTGGGTTGCCTAAAATGCTGGCACTAATAGTTCCGTATGAGTAACTCGCTGAAGAGTTAGACAAGTCGAAAGCGGTTGGTAGGTTAGCACCGTCTTGTCCGAAGATAATGTTGGTAGTTATGTCGTCAGGTATTAGCCGGCCAAGTTCAGAGTTCGCTGAAACAGTGCGGCCATAAATGGTTCGTTCTAGGTAAACAGTTGGTCCTGATTTGTATTGGTAAAAGAAACCGCCGGCTTCAGCCACTTCCCCTTGGATGTATTCGGTCATCAATTCGCCGAAAGTGGTTGTGTAAGTTCCACCAAATTCCCAGCTGGTGCCAAGAATGGCAAACAAATCAAATTGTAAGTATTGTGAAATTTGCCCGGCTGTTTGAGCAGCAACAAAACCTGCTTCAATTTGAACACCTTTTGAAATACTCTTAGTGACAGTAATCGGAACGTTTACTGCTGCACCCGAAACATCGGTAGCGGAAATGGTCAAGTTAGTTACCAGGTTGATTGGATCAACATTGATGTCTAAGTTATCGATTTGTCCAATAAAGAAAACAGTATTTTTGCCAAAAGTGCTGTGGTTAGTGCTGGCTTCATTTTTCAACGTCAAAAAGATTTGTTTACCGTTGTAAAGCTCTTTTACCAAAGCGTCAGACCAGTCAACAATCTGAGCAGACAAAGACATTGTCGCAGGTGCAAAGGTAAAGAAAACACCTTGCTCTGGTCGTTGGCCATCGTCAATTTGAATGTTAGTTATTGCTAGGTCTAAGACTTGAAGTGAACCAACGTTGCCCACAGCACCCAGAACGTCTGTTCCGTTCAGCACTGAGAAGTCTAGGCGAAACTTACCGGCAACAGGTGTGTAAGTCCAAACCTGCCAATCAGTAGGTAAATAAGTTCTCGAACGTGTAGGCATTAGCGGAGCAAACTCTGCAAACTAACACCCTTAGAACGTGCCGAACCCTGCAAAGATTTGATAACATCCTGAGCGTTTACCGACGGAGCATTGACGGTGATGTAAACAGGGCCACCATTAGCACCAGAAGTATTTGGAACAGAGCCAGAATCAGTTTTGATTAGCCCGGTAGCCTCTCCCAACATTTTGAGCGGAGTAAAAGCAAGGCCAGTAGTCCACATTAAAAAGTCGATAAGAGGTTTCGCTTTATCAAATTCTTTCATTGCTCCAGCAATAGCGTCAGCAATGCCTAGAACCTTATTCAAGAAGTCATCCATACCTTTTTGCCCTTCGGGGCTGTTGAAGTATGAAAACATTTTGCCAACACCTTCAGCAAAATCATCCATGGCTTTTTGAGCGTCTTCGGAAGCGAGCCAAGCGGCTAACTTGTCGATCAGAGGTAAGAATGCTGTTCCAATTTTTTCTTTGAAGTTTTCAAGCACAACATTGATTTTGGCAAATGGATCGTTGGAACCTGCGACTTCAGCAAGTCCAAGATACTTTTCGTCAATAAAAGCCAGTTTGTCGCCAGCATCTTTTAGACCAGGGATGAGCTTGTCTAATGCTGTTTTGTTGCCACCAAGATAACGTGAGTAAGCCTGAGCGACAAGGTTTACGTCTTTGCCTGTGCCGGCGGCAATGTCCATAACTCGGTTGAACGCAGCCTGTGCTTTTTGAGAGCTTTTAGTTACTCTTACGATTTTGGCATACGCTGGTCGGAGATCGTCATCCATGATGGCAGTCAAGTTTGAAACTTGGTTGATGTATTCTTCAGTTCCAGAAGTTAGAGCTTCTGTTTCTCCCCAACTGTTCTCCATGGTCTTGTTGAGTAGGGCCATCGACTTTCGGTCTTCAGCAGCTGCTTTAGCCATGTCCACTATTGCGTCGGTGAGCATGGTGATACCGGCAATAGCGATACCAGCGAACGCTGCACTAACGGCCGCACTAATCTTCTTGGCGGTCTTCTCGAACATGGTTAGTTCTTTAGTCGCACCACGAGTGGACTTAGCCAGGTTCTTGTAAGAACCAGCGATCACAACTTCAGCAAACATCTTGGCTGCCATTAGATAAGTCCTCGTAAATCTGTTTTAGGTGCAACTGCTTCCCAGAAAGCAGCCACTTCACTAACGGTTAGTGAATAATACGTTGCAGGGGTCATCTGGAATCGTATGCAAAAGTTAGCCATACGAGTCATCTGTTTCTCCCTTATTCGTCTTTTGGGTCTTCTTCGTCGACCTCAGCGACCATCTTTGAGAGTTCAAGAACAGTTTTGTTCCCGGTCTCTTCCCAAGTTACTTCTTCACCACGGCTACGAGCTGAAAGAAAAGCAATGGCACGTTTGCGATACGGAGACTTGTTGTCGCCCTTGAACAGGTCTTCAATCATGTAGCCGGTCTCGATTTCAACTTGCTCAATGTCTTTGATTGGTATTTGGTCGAAGTTCATTTGTTTTCCTTTTTTTATAGTGGCAAGTCGCCAGGTTTAGCACCGTATTTGTCGATGAGTTTTTGCATGTTCTTAGTGTAATTATCTAAGATTTCTTCCCGAGTGTAGCCTAATGCACGAGCCATCCAAGGATTTGGCAAAATGTTACGTCGGATACCAGTTTTTTTATCCCTAAACCATCCCCAGTGAACAGGGTTGGCGTATGGAATGCGTTTCATACCAGCTCGAATACGAACGCTTGTGGTTACGTCAGCAATCCTAATTGAATCTCTAAGTGCACCACCAGATTTGTATTTTGCTCCACCTGGTTTCATTGGATTGTATTTGCTAACTGGAGCCAATCTACGAGCCTCAAGCATTACTGCTTTAGCGGACTCACGGTTGGCCTCACGAATAGCCTCAAGCGGCACACCAATCTCTCTCAAAGCCCTAGCAGCACCACGAGTATCGACTTGAATAGCCGACTCGTTAGCCTTTGGTCTGTAAGCCATTAGTGTGCCGCCTAAACGACTATGGAGTGATGTCGATGGTTAGGCCGTAGTAAAGTTTGCTGGCTACATCTAAACCAGTGTTCTTTACTCGCAAAGTAACCGAGAAAGATACTTCTTCGTTTGAAGTTAGCGATAGTGGTGGGAGTTCGTTCACGATCAACGTGCCGGTGTAAGCAGGGTTGTCTGCACCGATGGTTCCGCCGCCTGGGTTGATTACGAATGGAATCTCGTTACCAAACTCAGCGAATAGCAAACGGTTTAGTGAGTCGCCGTCTTGTGAGTAGTAAGCGTCGATTTGCATCGCCCACTCGCCGTCCGGACGGACTTCAGTGAACGCCTGAACGCCACCAGGAGCGTCGCCCAAAGTTAGTTCAACCATGTTTACCTGTGGAGCATAGTCAACACCGTCGATGGTTAGAGTGATGTTTCTTGCAATCACTCTTGGGATAGCAATAGCCATTTTGTGTCCTTAAAGGGTTATGCGGAGATCGACAGTTATGTTAGCTGCCAAAAACTCTGCGTTGTTGGTTTGTAAAGCGTATGGTTGGCCCACACTTGAAACGTGAGCGTAGCCCGGGTTGCCGTTGAGAATGGTCTCAATCGCTAGGTCTAAAAGTTCCGTTGATTTCACGTTTACAGCTGTTGCTGAAATAACCATGAGTTCAAGGTTCATTAGGTATTCGCCGTCAACTGTTACCGGGGTTAGGTATGGTGAACCTGGCCCGATGATAACTGTTGGTGGCACTACTCGTTCAGGAATGTAAGCCGAAACCCGTAGCCCAAGAGCAGTCAACGCAAGAGCGTATTCTGCCTTGGACGCAGTGATCTCGTTCACAGGCATTTAGCACCCGTAAGACGTGTATGGCCGTAGGAGTTCCCTAGCGGCGTTCATAGGGTCTTTAGCGGCACGAATAGGGTTTCCATCCATTGACGCAAACTGGGTAACACCTTGGGGCGACTGGCGACGATAGAAGAGTTCGCTTGAAGCCATGAGAGTTGCGTTGTCGAGGATCGTGCTAGGCACGGTTGCCGTTCCAACAAACTTGGTAACCAAAGCAAGACCAGCGGTCAAGCATTCAGAAACAAAGTCGCTTGTCTCATCCGTGCCAATGTAGGCACGAAACTCTTCTATCGTTACAGCCATTTGTCGGACTAAGCGGTGAAGTCTAGCTTGACGATTGCAGACTCGAACGGAACAGCGATAGCTGCAAATCCGTATAGAGATAGCGTGTCGGTCAAGGTCGAAACATCCTGAGCGGTTAGTCGGGTTCCCGAGCCGTTTGACTCCATGGTTAGCAATGCACGAGAGTTTGCAAGGTAAGCCAGGGTGTCGCCTAGGGTTGGGTCAACAACTACTGGGATGCCCCAGATTGAACCGGTTAGGTCGTTGTTGGCGGTAGCAAAGGTGTTTGAACCGTCATTGTTTACGTTCACGATTGGACGGCCAGCAGTGTCGGCAATCTTCATGAAGTATTTGTAAGCAGCAGGACCACAAAGGATGAACTCGGCGTTTAGACCAGAGTTAGCCTTGATGTATTTCACACCATCGATTAGACCCTCAATAACTGAGGTAGCGGTTCCGCCGTCTAGATCCATAACCTTGCCAGTGAAGTCAAGGCCAGCAATCTTTGCCTTGGCTGCAGTGTTGGTTGCGTTAGCGTAAGCAACTGCTAGTGCATCGAATGCGATACCTGCGTAGTCAACCGAGCCACGGAGCAGAGCCTGCTTCGAGACAGTGGTGTAACCGCCGTAGGTGTCTACGTTGGTTGAAATGCTGTCGATGGTTAGGTTACCGAACGAAAGTGCTTCGTTCTCTGGGTCTTGCTGGCCAACGGCTAGGGTGTTAGCGGTGATGGCAGCATACTCAACAGTCATACCGGTAGCAGGAAGAACCGAAGTGCTCCATACGTTCCATGATGGGCGGTTGCTCTGGATGAGCTTGTTGATGTAACCAATGTAGCCAGGAGCGGCGTAGGTGTCTGCCGAAGTCGAAGCGGCACGAGCCAATTCGATTGCAGCAGGCTCACCCTTAGCGAACGCCTGAGCGTATTCGCCGAATGAGCGGTAGTTCATGTAGTCAGGAGCCGATGGGGCTACTGGTGAGACAGACGACTCAACAACACGACGAAGTTCTGCAACTTCATCCTGAACTGAGCGAACGTCAAGTTCGATGTTGGAGTTTTCCAATTCGGACTCGCTTTCTTTGATAGGGGTAGGGGTTGGTTCGGCAGGCTGAACGATTTCACGTTCTTCATCTCGAACTTCGGTGATACTTGCACCTGCATAAGCAGGAAAAGGCACGACCGAGACTTCTTTGAGAGAAACCTTGGTGCGTGTAATCGTTGAGCCATCCTGTTCTTGTGAAACAGGCACAAAGCCCACCGAAAACTTGTTTAGTGCTCCATCACGCATAAGCGTAAGCACATCGTTGCCGAGAGTGGTCTCAGACACTTTTGCAGTGATCTCATAACCGCCGTCGGTCTCCCGACCATCAGTAACAACACCGATAGGAGTTTCGTGGCCATAAAAGAGTTTTACGTCTTCGATGGAGTCAATCGCACCGGGTGCAAAGCGTTCGTTGTAAACGCCACCAATGTTGGCATCTTGGTTGTAAGGAACAGCCAAACCAGTGATTGTGCGTTCTTCTAGGTTCTCAAGTCTCAGCTCGAGTGAACGTGTTTCAATTTCAGACATTTAAGCCCTCTTTCTGAGCGGCATACTCTGGAGTGATAATGCCGGCGGCAATAGCATCAGACCACATTTTTAGGCGGTCAGACTTGGACAAAACAAGGTCTTCCCACATAAACTCCACTCGGGAGCCACGAGGTAGACAGTTAGATAAAGCATCCTGAATTGGACGAGTGTAAGCCTGAATGGTTTCACGATAGAACGCAGATTCTTCGTCGACAAGGTTCGAGTAGGTGTCAGACGTTCCGTCAACGCCGGTAACCAACTTGCGTGGTGGGATACCAAACAACCTGGCGATTTGCTGAACCGATTGTGCAGACACTTCTGTAAACAAGGCTTCAGATGGCTTTAGAGCAATTTGCTGATACTCAAAACCGTTACCAAGCACAGCAATCTGGCGTGTGGCCTGCTTAGTGTTCCAAGTGTTGGTGATGGTCTGTGCGTCGTCGGGGCTGATTTCTTTACCAGTTTTTAGGACACCAGTTGGAACGCCACCAGCTGAGAACCAGTTGGCTTGGTAATCACGCAAGTCCAAAGCACCAACAATGTCTTCCTGGCACGTTTGGATCGGTGATGGGCCTTTGAGCCAGCCAGCCCTAGGAAAGAGCTGCAAGTGTTCAATTTGGTTCTGAGTGTAAACACCGTTTAGGTAAACGTAACGTCTAGGAGAGTTGAGAGCATCGGTCTCGGTTTCAATGGAGACTTGCCAAGCCGGTATCTGCATTACGTCGTTTACTCGACCAGCAGAATCAAAAGATTTATACCAGAAAGCGTTTCCGTAAAGGGCTAGGTCTGTAGCGGTTGAGTAGATAAACTCGTGGCGTTTCATTTGCAACGATGGGTTATTTACGAACGCAGGATTGTCGACAACCATTTCCATACCAGTCGCAAAGCGTTTGGTGATAAGCCCAAGGTTAGAAACAGTGGTGGCAAGTATCTGAACGCTACGCCAGACCGCCGTAAGCGTTAGAGCCGATTCAGGAGTGGCTAAAGTCGAAGAGCGTGAGGGAATCACAGGGGTTACTGCCCGAGTCTCAGTTTTAGGGAAAATGCGTTGCCAGATACTTGCCATCGCTAACAATGATAATGTTTAGCACTTACATTATGTCAAGTGATTCGGCGTGTCTAAAAAACTCCGATTGTGGCCGGCTGGTGTTGCACCGCCACATAAACAGCCATCAAAGTAGCCGTAACAGCGTCAATGTCGCCAAAGGAATCACGCCTAGACAAGAACCAGTTCTCACCCGAATAACGAACCACTCCACGAGGAACCTGAGCGATAAGCAACTGGTCTGTGCCATTCCATTCAATCAAGCCCTGTTGGAACAGGCTAAACGATGTTGAAGCCGCAGCTGCAACTTCTTTCGACCACAAAGACCACAACGGCAAACCATTCTGCTTCAACCGCTTCTGCAAGTTAGGCATACGGCCGCCATCGACCACGATAGCGGTCGCTTTAGTGTTTCGGTAAAGAGATACCAACATTTCGTATAAACGGCCCTCAGTGGGGTTCACAAGGCTTGCAACTAACTCGGTCTGCACAATGTCGCCAACTTTCTTAGCCGCACTAATCGTCGCATGATCAAGCGTGGCCGTAACATCCACCGACAACACACAACCATCAATCTCAGCAATACCCTGTGCCTGGCACTTGTAAAATACTGGAGCAGGAAGCCAAGACTCGCTGGAACCTGAAATGAACTGGTTTAGCCGGTAACGTCGAGCTTCATGTTCAGGAATTGTTGCCAAGTCGGTCATAATGCGGTCAAGTGGAATACGGCCGCACTCAACGGCAGGGTTACTAGCCAAAATTGCTTCAGTGTCGATAGCCGAGCCCTCGGGGGCTTCCCAACAAAAGAAACCAAAGCGTTCCAAAGCAGGGTCGCCATTCACAGAGCGGTCGCCCTGTTTGTAGAGATCCATAAGCGTTTCCGAAGTGGCATCACCAGCAGTAGTAATACCGATAATGATTCCCTCGGGGCTAGCGGTCGTTCCCTGAACAACAGCCGTCCACATACCCTTTTTCCAAATGTGCAACTCATCAGCCAACACAGTATCCACACGCAAACCCTGCAAAGCCGATTCCTTAGCCGGGCGAACGTCATACCTAGACAAACCATCGGCAGACACAATGCCACGGCGTTCCGTAGTCTTCCGAAACATCGACTTCAACTCATCGTTGCTCATAATCGTCGCCAACACTCGAGAATAGATAACCATCGCCTGTTCCACGTTGGAAGCAAGTGAAAGTGTTTGGCCGTTACGCATAGCCACACCCCAAAGCCCGAGTATGGATCCGATTAGCGACTTGCCCGATTGTCTAGGAATAGAACAGACCACGGCACGATAGCGAAGTTTGCCAGCAAGCAATGGGTCGGGATGGTCAGCAGGGTAACGCTCGAGTATGGCCCGAAGTAACCACCGCTGCCACTCGTCCAGTTCAATTCCGTCAGGGTTGTCCATGTCTCGGTAAGCCAAGTCGACAACCTGGAGAAGTCGGTCGGCATCAGACTCAAAGTCTTCCGATAGTGGCTTAGTCCACCGAGCAGGGAACAGCATTAGCGTTTCAGCAACTCCCGAAGTGGGTTCACTTGCTCAGGCTTACCAATCATCACTTTGAGTTCGTTGATCGTCTTGCGAAGTTCGCCGGCCGTGCTGGTTTCTCCCTTGTCGTCGTAACGAGCTGCAAGTGCCAACGCAAGGTCGGCATGAACCTGAGATTCCACATCCAGCGACAATGTTTCAATCCAGTTCTTAGTTGTTTCGTAAATCATTAGGTTCTTTCTTGGTCGGTTCAGTTTCAAACTTTCAGCCTATTCGGTTTAAGGAAGAGT